ATTTTAATTGTCGTGACAGAGGCCTTGGCGCCAATACGTTCTGCCCCGACAAGTACGCCCAAGTGATCCAGGTTAGCACCTGCCGAATATCGCAATAGATTTTGTTTGCCGGTGTAGTTGATCTTATTGCACAGCATCAGGATAATGGCCGCAATCACGCATAAAAATAACCGGACAGGATCACCTTGTGCAAGGGTTCTTCCGGTTATTTCCGTATAAAGCTTTATGATATCCGATAATATTTCTTGTTCGTCTGCACTAACAAATTCAATGTCCGGCAGATCACTAAGTTTCATTTATGACCACCTTCACTTTCGCTCTTAAAACGCCCTCCACATCAGAGCGCCATGTAATTTGTTTTACCGTAACTCGCGGCTCATATTTTTTTAATGCAGCAAATATTTCACTTTCTGCTTTCGCTTTAGCCGATAACAGCGGAGCATCTACATAGTTTGCATCAATGCCAAAGTCACGGTCTAACGGTACGCTAAACTTAGACGTGCTAAGTATTGTACTGCAATTTTGTAAAATTTCCATTTGCACATTTTTTGGGGCAAAATCTACGTCAACTCTTTCTCCCGCAGTAAGTTCAAAATCCATCAGTGCACCTCCTCTGTAGAATATTCAGTCAATGTAATATCGACGCTAACGGAAAGTATTTTACCGCCTGCCCGCCAATAGCTTACGTTTTCCCCTATATCCTCCAGCAGCCAGTAATTATCAGATACCGGCGCGCCACCTAAAATAAACGGAAAAACTGCGCCTGTGTCCCTCATTTTCCTCAGCCGCTCCAGCTCGCTTTCGGGATTTATGCCGTGATCAGTGCGCAGCTGGATCTTCATGCTAACTTTTTCAACGTCAGGCCCTAAAAACTCCATTACAGGTTTACGACCAATCAAATCGTGCTTTGCCCAGCGGCCGGAACCACTGCGGCCGTAATCACTAAAAGTACGAATTTTACCATATGTCACAACAAAAGGGATATCTCCCATAGATCCAACTTGCATATTAACCTCCTATGATTACATCCGGACTTCCAGAAGCAACACTGCCTCCACAGTCTATCGGATCACCTACCCTTGCTGCCTGCAGTCCATTAATAAGAACTGTGCTGCTGCCGCTGGCGATATGCGCTGTATGTGCTGGATGCACGATACATCCATGCGGAGCATAACTATCGCCGACACGTCCTGCACCTTTACCGTTAATTATTACATTCGTACTTGCACTCACAAGCACAGTCCCTGGACAAGCATCATGTCCCGTATCAGTATCGCCTAATCTTGTCGCCTGCAATTTAACCACCTCCTTTAAGTATTTTTGTATATATAAAAAAGCACCCTTAAAATCAAGGGTGCTTTTATCAACGATTCTTTATTATTTTATGCTGATCCTCTTGCAATATGCACGTCAGAAATTAATTTTTTCTTTATACTTAAAATATCTGCTAATGAAAAATCGTTTTTCAAAACATTCGCATTAATTTCTTCTGCCCTTTGTTCTTTTTCTTTATTTTTTAGGTTCAGTGCTATAATGCCAACCAACGCAGGAGAAACCGTTATACAAAAACTCACCATTTTTAAAGACTCTGCCATTTTTCCCAAAAATCCTCTCTCTGCATCATCAAATACTGTCTTAACAACAGCGATAGTCACATATAACAAGAAAAATGGTATTAAACTAAATAATAATACACTATTATTTTTCACACCATAAACTTTCATTTTTAAATATATTCCAAGTACAATGGATGAATAAAAAACAAACATCATAAAATTATAATCTATAATATTCATTTTAATGCCCTCCTTCACTCGGTCGAAAATTTTTAAGAAATTCTTTTTCAGCAAACGATACATTCATAAAATAATCTACAATCGTTAACAATACATTTATACTATAACCTTTCCAAACAAAAGCCAATGGCAATAAAACTTGTCCATCATAAATATGTTGAGGAGAATTAATCAAATACAGTACCCCCTCAATATTCTTAACGATAAAAACACCTGCCATTCCAACAATACCAAAAAACGTGCCCAAAAATGTTACAATTAAAGATATAAATCTAACGACTTTTCTAGTAACATTTTGAGGGGAAAATTTTAAATAGTCAAAGAATAATGCTGAAGAAACCAAAACTATATTATTAAAAAAACTTGTTCCTTCCTGCACACCTAAACCAATAACAAG